ATTCAAAGCGTTGCTTTCTAACAGGGTCATCACACTCAGGATGGGGATAAAACCCCACAATAAAGATGTGAGGGTCTGATGCTTTAGTTCGTTTGTATGCCTGTGTGATCACGAGATAGTTCCAGCGTATGAGCCGTATCCACCAGACCAAGAGATGTTTGAGCCGTTGCGTTGAATCGCGATGCCTCTCGTACCACCAGCTCCACCGCCCCAAGTTGAACTACCGCCACCATTACCAGCGGCTCCAGCACCACCACCTGTACCGCCAGATCCGGCTGTGCCAGAAACTCCACCAGAACAATGTGTTCTTGATAAAGATGCTCCACCACCACCACCAGCTTGAGATCCTGTGCTTCCATAACCAGTACCACCATTACCACCATAAGCATATGAGTAGGAACTAGAGTTGGTACAAGAACTACAATAACGGGTACAGCCATATTTATTACTAGAACAACACCAAGTAGATGTGGTTCTGTTGTTTAGTATACGGAAGCCGCCTCCACCGCCTCCACCGCCGCCTCCACCATAAATCGAGCTGTTGTTGTCGATAGTGAGGTTGGATGCGCCTGTAGAGGATTGAATGTACATAGCAGGGCCACCAGCGCCACCACCATAGCCAGCAGCATTATTTCTGCCACCACCACCAGTACCACGGTAGCCTTTAATGCTCCCGTTTATTATTAAAGTTACATGATTATAGCCAGTGATGTTGCCAGTTTGGAATGCCCAGTTACCTGAACTACTGGCAATTGCATTACCTGTCAGGGTTACGTAAATGGGGTAACTACTGCTTAGATTAGCGAACGCTGATTGTGACGTTAGTACGAAGTTAGTACCCATTGAGATTGTGACGTATTGAACAGCAGCAGTTCCATGAAACTGGTTCATTGCTATAGAGCCACTACTAGGTATACCAGCAGCACGACCATAGTATTCAGACATAGTGATAGGATGCCCACCACCAAACTCACTTTGGAGGTTAGCGAAGCTAATTGCACCTGAGCCTTGGAGAGCCATTATTTAGTCTCCAATATATCTATCTTGGCTGAAAGCTCCTTGATTGCTTCTACTAGTAGCGGAACGATCCTAGAATAATCCACAGTTAAATAATCCTCACCAGACTTGGATGTAATAGTCCCGTCAAATTCGGATGTTTCATAGTCCACAGGTGCAAGCGCTACCGCTTCAGGCAGTATTCTTTGCACCGCCTGTGCCGATAAACCTACCTGTACTTTATCATTTGTATACCCTAGTGATTTGGCAAGATCATTCTCGACGTATAGGAAACCATCTAGGGATTTAACCTTGTCCATAGCGTCTGTGATGTTTCCAGTTTTAGTCTTCAGTCTTTCATCTGAGTAGTAGGCTGTGATGTTACCTGTCGCAGCGATCTGATTGACAACATAGAGGGCTTTGTTGCCGTAGAATCTCATCCACGTACTATCCTCCATGTACACACCACCTGCATAAGTCGAGCTATACCATCCTTTTGCGCCGCTGGTTCTATACCAATCAGAGTTATTCTGGTTGTTGATAGCTGAGAAGACATTGGTAGCTGTAACATTAGCGGCACTACCTTGAGGGCCAGTTGCGCCAGTTGCGCCAGTTGATCCTGTTGATCCTGTCCCACCTGCTGATCCAGTTGATCCTTGAGGCCCAGTTGATCCTTGAGGCCCAGTTGGGCCTGTAGAACCTGTTGGGCCTGTTGTGCCTGATGCAGAATACTTTAGGAACTGTCCTGCCGAACCAGCAGTAGGTACATGCTTATTACCCGCCGTAGTGGGGTGGGTATAAACGGTATTAGTGTCCGTAGGTGTTACCCAAGTGAATGTGCCATCAGCATCAGAGCGTAGGAACTGCGCGGTTGTGCCATTACCTGATACATTCAACTCGGCAGCGCCGACCGTGTTGTCATCAATGGTTGAGGCGTTGTGCGTGTGGCTATTGTCTGCAACCGTGGTTGAGATAGTTGCTGTACCCATGTCTGTATGAGCTGCTGTACCTGTCACATCACCCGTTAAGGTCACGGTCATATCGTGTGTTGCAGCTAAGTAACCACCAGAGGCGTGGTCGCCCCATCCGTGCGCGGTGTTGGCGGTTGTAGTGGTTGAGGTGAGTATTCCATCTCTGGTCGCTATATCAACCCCATCGAAGGTGCTATTAGTGGTGATTGCACCCGTCATCGCACCACCCGTCTTTGGAAGTGCGGCGTTAGCTGTGGTAGTTGTAGAGGTTAGGACGCCATCTCTAGTGGCTACGGCTACTCCATCAAAGGTTGAGTTTGTAGTAATTGCGCCTGTCATATCGCCGCCAGCTTTCGGGAGTGCTGCATCGGCAGTGACGCCATCGGCTGCTACGTCTCTACCATCAAAGGTTGAGTTTGTAGTGATTGGGCCAGTGAAGGCAGCGCCAGTTAGTAGTGCAGCGCCAGATAAGGATGCGTACGCAGATACCCAAGACGAACCTTCCCACACACTCATTACGTCGGTAGTTGTGTTGAAATACAGCGCTCCATTTACTAGAGCATTACCATCATTATCAACGGATGGGGCAGAGGATTTTTGTCCGACATATCTGTCGTCGAAGGAATCGAGTGCGGCTAGTGCTGCATCTCTTGCTGTTTCTGTTGCGCCTTGCGCGGTGCTGGCTGCACTAGCAGACGAGCTGGCTTCGCTTGCTTTTGTGGTGGCAATACCAGCTTTGGTTGTTGATGTAGATGCATCGGCATTAGTGATTACGACATCGGCATTAGTGATTACTACGTCTGCGGCAGTGGCAGATCGATCTAGTCCAGTTTGGACTTTATCCGCTTCAGCTAATACTACGTCTGCGTGGGTAAGAACGACATCGGCATTTGTTGCTGTTTTATCATCGCCCGTGGCAGTGCGGTCTAGTGCGGTCTGTACTTTATCTGCCTCTGCTAATACTACGTCAGCATGGGTTAGAACTACGTCAGCGTGTGTGAGAACTACGTCAGCATGGGTTAATACGACATCGGCATGAGTAAGCACTACATCTGCGTTTGTTGCTTCTGCTGTTGCTGTGCGATCAAGTCCGGTTGCTGTGCGATCAAGTCCGGTCTGGACTTTATCTGCTTCTGCAAGCACTACGTCGGCGTGAGTTAGAACTACGTCTGCATTGGTTAATACTACGTCTGCATTGGTCGCTGTTTTATCTTGACCAGTTGCCGTGCGGTCTAGGCCAGTTTGGACTTTATCTGCTTCCGCTAATACTACATCAGCGGCAGTTAGAACTACGTCTGCGGCAGTTGCTAAACGGTCTAGGGCTGTCTGGACTTTATCTGCTTCTGCTAGTCCCTCGCTGGTTAGCGCTGCTGCTGCACTATTCGATGCATTTGTTTCTGCTGTTTCGGCATTTGTTTCTGCTGTTTCAGCGTGTGTTTCAGCGAGTTCGGCTGCTGTCTTTGCAGTTGTACAGTCGGTGACGAAGGAAGTGAAGTCTGTGCTGGTAAAAGATGCCCACCCTGCGTTTACATCAACGAAAGTACCGACTCTGTATTGTAGGCTACCAGCAACCGATGGGTTTTCACGGAAGGCTACTGGTACGTCGAGTACACCTGCCGATGTCCATAAGTCATCCAGTATGTCTGGCATACTACGACCGCCTTTTTCACAGGCTTCAAGATAGGTGTCTAATACTGTCTCGCCATTTACGGATGAGTTAAACCGTAACTGATCACTCGTTGGTCTTGTGATTGCCATGTTTATTCACCTTCAAGCATATTGTGATCTTTCATATACGCAATTATCGTTGCTCGTGTGACGTTTGATTTATCTAGCTTCCGCTTAATTAACTTATCTACATTAATTTCAGTTCGGCTTAACTCGGCCATGACCTGCGCTCTGAGTTCTTCAACGGCTCTAGTGAGTGCCAAAACTTCCTTTGCCATTGCGTCGGTTCGGGTGGCTGACTCAACCAAGAAGTTAAGGGCTTGCTTCAATTCATCTTGCTTGTTCATTTTTGTCTCGCCTGTGATTGGGGTATTAGATTTCCTCGCTCTACTTGTCTAGCCACGTTCTCGGCAGGTTGCACCGAGTTACCACGCTGCTGTTCGGCCATTGCCATTTGCTGTGAGGGGGTTGGGCCTTCTTGGGCTTCTTCGGGGGAAATCTTAAATTGATCTACATCAGAAACGCCCATTGCTCGGATGGCTTCTTCGGCTATCTTGCCAGCCTTGTATTCCATGATTAGCCCTGTTTGATTCAGGGTCATTAGCATGTCGATCCATGTCTGGGCGTTACGGGTTGGTTCAATTGGTAACGTGCCGTCAATGACCAAGTAATCGATGTCGCCTTGCAAATCGTCGATGGTGAAGTCGATATAGCCATCATTAATCATGCCTTGGATTTGAGGTGGAACATCTCCCTTGGTTGCGTTGATGGAGCCGTTGTACGCAAGCGAGTCTTGGATGTTGCCAACCATCATTCTGACCATTGGGCGGATTGAGGTGGCTGAAATGATTCGCGAGAGTACACCTAGTCGTTGAGAGCCGAGCTGGGTCAGGCGAGAGATTTCTGTAGCACTACGTACGTCAGCAGTTGGGACGCCTTGTTGCGCGTCTGAGGCTGCGGATACACGTTGCTTCATGTCTGACAAAGCAGCGATGTCGTTCCAGTGGCCACGGGTTACGTCTTGTACGGTGGCGATGTGGATTCCATCTCCGGGCTTTACTCCGGGCATTGTTCTAACAATTCCCCATTCATTGCGGTCTATTAGGTCGGGTATCGAGACCATTGTTGGATCAGCAAAGATTAGGTTGTTGAGTGATGCTTGGACGTTATCGACTCTTGAGCGCATGAGCCACGTTGCAATGTCGTGTAGCGGCAGCAAGATATCGTAGAGAGATTGGCTGTAGGTCTTATGGCTGTCGTGGTACATACCACCTATCACACTTGGAAACTGTCGCCCGTATGGGTTCAGTCGGCACGATATGATTTCCTTCTCGTCCAGTATGGTGACTTGGAGGTAGATGGTTGTGATGGTGGGCAGACCGACTTGGTAGCCAGCTAGGGCCAGCCAGCCCTCGTCTGTGACACGGTTTGCGCCAAGGTGGAAGTAGGATGTTCCGTCTTGTTGGTTTGATCTTACGTTGTAGCCCTTGCCTTGCTTCTTTAGGTTTCTGTGTCCTTCCCATCCCTGACGAATTGCGATGTTGTCTGCGAATTTCTCAGGACTCTTGTTGATCTTTGGGTAGAGACGAGAACGGTGTATAGCTTCAAATGATATGTGGTCAGAGAAGATTATGAATCCCATGTTATCCCAATCGCCCCATGAAACTCGTGGGTCGGGGAAGGTCTTTCTGGGTTCGAAATTGACGATGTTGTTTTGATTTCCGTCAGCATCCCAGATTATTTTTGTGGGGGCCATGCCGTATCGGACTATATCTAGTAAGTGCTGGGCAATACGTGCCTCTCCTGCTGTTCGGCGCATCTGTTGGTGCAGCACTCGTTCAAGTAGGAGAGAAGGTTTTCTTGAGTTGCGGTTCTGACCTTCGAGTTGGAACATAGGGTTCCGGCCACCAAGCGCTGACATCTGGTATGTGATTACTGTGTCTGCTATGGCGCGAGTGTCAGGGATGACGGCTTTCTCACGGAAGTCCGTGGCGTCTGGGTCTACATATACATCATGTGCTGCGTCAGCTTCGTCCCAATGTGCGTATCGCTTTGAGATTGAACGGTGCGACATGGTGTGGCACTGCTTCATATAAGAGACTATCTTTGCTTGTTCTTCGTCTGTAAGACGCTCAGAAATATCTTGGTATCTCTCTAGCGAAGAGAAGTGTCTGGACAGGTCGATGATTTCAATTGATGAAGGCATAGCGGCATTCGTGGCTGTTTCCGCTATTTTATGGTGAGGTCTTTGTTTTATCGTCCTCTCTTGGGGAATCTGTATCTACGGTTAGTTCTGTCTCAAGCCACACTTTTGCGCCACACGATAATGGCTTGTCAGGGCTATAGATTAATGTGGCAATTACAAAGCCACTAGTGTCGATTAATTTTGCAACATTACACTTTCTATTCTGCTTGTAGTCCTTGACCGTGAGTACAGGTAGGTCGCCACTCTTGGTGTTGGCTTTGATATTGTGTTGGTTTACATGAATGCGTGTTTTCATGTTCTCGTTATCACTAATGAGTAGAGTAGATGGGTAAGGCAAATGAGCATTATTGTGATTTCAAATGCGTATGCCCTTACGAACTTAAACACCCCAGCCCTTCCACTTGATTGGTATCTTGCCACGGGGGGTTTTATTTAATTCTTGGTTTAGGGATGACCTACCCATGATTAGATTATGGTTCTGGTTGTATTCCTCTAGGAGTGAAGGCTGTGATGATATGCCGCCATCCATTGATAGGTTGTTTTTTGACAGTATATCTATGCCGATCATGGCTGCGTCCCAATCATCGTCGAATGCACCATTTGGGAACTGCTCTACTTGGAGTAAGAAAGCTGGTAGCCACGGTGCGTTCTGAGGTAGGAAGACTCTGCCACCTTGGATGAGAGGCGATACTGAATGCGCTCGTGCTACTTTGTCGTCTTGGTTCTTGTATGGAATGACCGAGATGCCAGAGGTTGTTTTTAAGTCTTGGATTAAGGATTGACCGGATGCCTTATCTTCAATGTATAGGCCACGTAGTCCACGGCCACGGTAGAGATTGTTTTGTTGGATTAGGCGCATCTTGGCTTCGGGATATGACCATCTACCTTTGACTAGATCAAGGATGAAGATGTCGCCCTCGTGTGATAGGGCCATTGGGATGATGGCGGTGAAGTCATTGCCTTGGTTCTTCTTGAATGCTGTGTCGGCTGCGATGATTAGGGTTGAGAATGATTCGGGTAGCATCTCTGGTGGATA